AAATATCTCACCTTCTTCCGGCACATACATCGAACGAATATCAGGTCCAATATCACCATGCTTTGTCATTACTTGAAACGCAGTGCCAAGCGACTTTTTCTTTTTCTTCCTCTTACCTAAATCATCAATCTCTATAATTTCCTGAGAAGGTCTGATAGGCGGGTCTTGCTGTCCAGTACTACTACGGCCAGTATCAAGACAGATAAAATAAGTGGTGCGCATCTTTCCATCAAAATCCCGGATAGCAGAAAGATTATTACTAATAGTCTTACGAACCCTTCTTGATTCCAATATGTTCTCAATGACCATTCTCCTTAATGTGTCGTTTGGCTTAATCACGTTATTCAATAGGCTAGTCAGGACTTCTTCACCCGTTCCCTTTCGATACGGAACCTTTAGTACATCATATAGTAGTTCACCAACTTGCTTCCAGCTATTTACATTTACATATGGATGTGTGGGATTAATTAAATGGATTGAATTGTATAAATCGAATCTTAACCTTTCGTCCCATGCTATGTACTTCCGAAGCAATTCATCTCGCTTATTGATGTCTACATTAAAACCAGCATTCTCAATATCCAAATAGAGAGGATGAAGGCGCATAACAAAGTTATGATAATAATCACTAAGTCCCATTTCTCCAATATCCACCTCCATCGCATCATCTATTTCATAAGTTACGCACGCATCACGCGCGCAACCAATGAACAAGTCATTTTCACTTCCTTCGTACATTCCTTCATTTTTATAAAATGGTTCTTCTGTATATATCGAAGTATTGAATGCCAAATTCTTTGGTAGTTCTGGATTTATGCAGAATGCCTTGAGCATCGTATCGCTGTAAAGCGTATCTATTGGTAATCCGAGTCGCGTGATTTTGTCTTGGTCATATTTGAAGTTTTGACCGATTTTCCTGATTTGCGTATTGACCAGAGTTCGCGCAATATGTATCCAACTAGCAGAGATATCGCTATCAGATATACCAGTCCAAAGAGGAATAGTGAGCCCTTCATATTTGTTGAATGCCAATCCGATGCAGATGGGGATGCAATTGCGCGCTTCAATATCTATGCTTAGCTTATTAGTACCAGAATGAATGAAATCATAAACATCGCCCGAATGACGCGCGATATGTAGGTTACGTGATGGCAGGTTTATTTCAGGAAATTCTGATTGGCGAAGCGCGCGCTTGAAATCAAAGATTGCTACTTGTCGTTCCCAGTAATCGGCTGATTCACTTTTCTCTTGATGTAAGAAATGTGCAGGATGATATGTGCTAATGAGTTTCTTGCCAAGCCAAGTTGATAATATGCTGCCTCTGTAATTTCTGAGGGGTGACTTGCCAGTAAGTGCGTGCAGAGCAGTATTACCAAGCGCCAAGATGCAACTCGGATTAATAGTCTGAATTTCTCTACGAAGGTCATCTATTTGCTCCTGTAAATTTATTCCTGCTTCGTGAGCGCGCGTCTCAATCGATTTCTTTTTATCGCCAGTAAACGGGATCATGTATTTGGATACGTTGCTTATCCATAAATCAGAGCGATTAATACCAGATGCTTTGCATATGCGGTCTAATTCTCTACCTGCTGGTCCCACGAAGGGCTGTAATGCTTGTTCTTCTGCATATGACGGGGCTTCGCCAAGTAACATTAGCTTAGCATTGGGATTTCCACTTGCGGGCACGTATATGTTCATTAGTCTGGTCTAACTACTTGCCAGCATTCTTCACATACTACTTCTCTATCTTCCATTGAAGAATATGGGAAATTCTCTATGTATTCTTCATTAGCTTTTTCTTCAGACCAAGTTTCATCTCTAATTAACTTGAATATTCCATGGCACCATGCGCATTCATATTCATCATTTTCCATTAACTTTCCTCAATGCATCATTTCGCTTCATCTGTTCTATCATTGGGTCATCATTCATTGCTTTTGCCAGTTTTATACTTTCACTTACTAATCCCAAACTAATGTCTAATCTTTTCGCTGTGTGCCGCATAGTCCATCGCTTATTGCGTAGCAGCATTTTCATGTGATAAATGTTGATTAAGAGCGCGCGCTTATGCCATTCTTTTGTATTGCGAAGCGCGTCTTGGTAGGTCATATTCTTAATTTAAGATTTTCTTAATTTAAGATAGCATTCCATATGCAATTTCAATGCTAAGTATCTAGTTAATTTTCTTTTTCCCCTAGAATATCTGCCTCGAATATATTTATGGTTATATTCTTTAGGAGAATCACCAATTTCTTTTTGGCACCAATCACACTTATAGGTCATGTTCTCAATGAACCGCACGGCTTTCTTTGTTTAAGCCAATTTGCCATTTAAGGTCACTGCGGTTCATTCAAAACATGAAAAAGATGGTAGGTTAGTTTTTCGCCAACCTACCGAATGCGTGTTGCTATTATTCTTCCGACTTATCTGTTACTTCTATTTCATTAACTAGTCTTAGTGTTGAATGCTCTACACCATGCAATCTAATTCCATAAAATATTTGTGTACCGCCTGAATAAGTTATTGTGTGAACTTCTACAATAAGAAGTTTGTGTGCTTTTGTGCTATATCCATTAGCTTTATTTGAATAAATATCTTGTTTTAGATAAATCGCATCACCTACATTATATGACATTATTCTTCTACTTCTGGTTCATCAAGTACTTCATCTTCATCTTCTGTATCTGAATCATCTTCATCTTCTTCATAAGTATCTTCCAGTTCATCGCCTGGTTCATTATCAATTACTTCATCATCTGTATCAGAAAGAGCAAAATAATTCTCATCAGACATCATGCACCTCATCATACAGTTACCTGCCGCAATGGCCGATACTTATGGTTAATTCGGTTCACAACCCTGCCTTCGTATGTGTCGTTCTCAATAAATACCTCCAGCATCTTGCCCTCTGCTGCCGCTAGCTCGATTCGCTTCGGTTCGCCTTCGACACCAAGCGATTTCATAAATCCAATAATAAATCCCTTAGCGCGTGGGTTATCATTGAAATTCCAGCCCGCAGGTGTTGGCACGCCTTCAAATTCAGTGCTGCCATTCTCTGCATTCTTAATAATTTTGCCTTCAATCGGCCAGATAGTAGTTGTATCCGGATTATCTCCCTTTGATGGCTTTTGGCCTACGCGCTCGACCAAAACTACATACCAGCCTGGCACCACGATTTTGTTGCGTAGATAATCACTTTCGTCGAATTCGATAATGGGCATTTTACCTCTTTGAGAGTGTGTGTGCTTGAAATGATTGTGTGGGATATGTTTGTGCTGTTGTTATAGTTGGTATGTGAATGTTTTGGTTTTGCCACGACTGGTCAGTTATTTGTGGTTGATATGCTCCTAATGATGCGCCTAATTGGTCCAATTTCTTTAGTGCTTGTTCTTTATAAGTATCTAGCATTTTAATTTCCTTATTTGCAATTACATCAGCAATCACGCGAAAGGGCGAACAAGTACCTCGACGCGCGACATATCAATATCTGATTTTTCAAAATCTTCATCAAGCACCGCCGCAATAGTCGCGCCTTGCGAATCGCGTGCTACCACAGCTTTTGGACCAAATAACAATTCTTCCTTGCCTGTACCGTTCTCCAATTCCCTTTTAGTCGGCTTCTGAAGTAATGCGACTTCAAATAGCGGCATTTCATTTCTCCTTGTTTAATCTTGCGATGGCGGGAGCAATCCACGTATCATAAAGTGGCTTATCTTCAAATACTATCTCTTTATCAAGTGGCAGTTGCGTACGTGCGAAATCTTCCGAAGTACTACTAGTTAATAATGCATGTTGCCCCCCTTTATCTGCATCGAAGCCACGCTTCAAGAAAAAATGATACACGTCCTCACAATACGCGGGAATCATCGGTGCCACGCGCTTTCCCGCCGTGACTATTGTGCGCACGATATTCGATTCGCTATTCGGATTTGATTTATATTCCGCTTGAATCAAGTGCGCGATTAGTATCACATTTATTCGATGGAACTTACCAATATCTTTGGTAAGTGCTACGAGTTCGAGAAGTGCTGCGGATTCCGCATTATAATCTTCGATTGAGTTCACTTGGATATGCGCGATACTTTTGCCTTTGCTATCTGCACCTTTAAGAGATTTGGTCTGTCGAAGAATTGCATTCGCAGCAGTGGTGACAGAATCTATAATGATGGTTTTATAGGGGCAATTCACTGCTAATTCTTCCAGCTTTTTGCGAGGCGCGTCCCAATCTTTGTAATCTTCATAATGAATTTGCTTGCTATCAATTCCCCAAGCGCGCATTGGCAGTAAAAGGGAATTCATTTTTTGGTCGAACGATAGCCAGAATTGTGGTTTTGGATATGATAATGCTTGTGTTGACTTGCGTGTGCCTGGCGTGCCAATTAGCATGATGTATTGCGAGTCTATTTTCGAAGCCGACATATCCATTATTTCATCTCCAATACGGTAAACAGCAAAACAATACTAATCAGCATGAGCGCCAATATGAATACCCCGAATATAATTCCTATCACTTCTTTCAATTTGCCATCCTTTCGATTCGTATTGACAATTCATGCATCGTAATGCTATTCGGCCAGGTTCATGAACGCGCATGAAATCATGGATGCACAATGTTTGATTAACTACCCGAGTTAAGAAAGTCAAGAATCGCATCATGCCCATCTTTTTTCCTCACTTCTATGCAATCTACGCAGTGAACTTTTGTTAGCTTCATGGCGCGCGCGTCCATTATCATAACACTACCACAGCGATTACAAATCGATTGCTTACCATTAACTAGCTTTGCGGCGACGTAATGCGCGCAATCTGGCAGGTTGCATTTGAATACTGTGTATCCGTTCTTGCCGAGAATTACTTTTTCGTAGCGATGTATTTCGTGTGTTTTCCTTTTCATGACTTGTCCGATATGCAAATAGTGCAAGTTTCATATAATTCGCAATTACATACAGGAGCATCTGTAAGATTTTTAATTGCTTTTATCATATCTTCAGCAAAATCTTTTAATTCAGTATCCCAAGCAAATTTATAATTTCTAATAAAATTTATTAGCTGTCTTGATTCATATCTAGTCATTATGCGGGTCCCAAACCTTTTTTGATTTGCGTTCATTAGTAATCATTGAATTGTATCCTTTTCATTGTGCTTAATGTCATTCTTTTCTGCCCATTCCGTTGCATTAGCAATTGCGCAAGCTGGGCATAAATCACCAAAGTAAAGAGTCTTATCATCTCCTTCTGCGTGTAGTTGGAAGAAATAACCAATATTGGGATAGTTAATTGCCATAAATTTAGTGATTAGTTGTGCGCATTCAATGGCTGCATCATTCTTCAACATTTGTCACGTCCCATTTAGAACCAACAGTGAAATGCAATCTCAATACTTCCTCGCGCATTCCGCTATCTGCTTCGCATACTTCCTTAAACGGACAAAAACCATATTTATTCTCGCAATGCGTAAAGTTTGGCGGGTAGAAGCCGATTTCACTGTATGCGAGAAGTTGCTTTGCCCAGAAAGGCAGGATTATTTGTGACCACTCAGTTAGGCGGTCCAATGAATAACTGATGATGGGGCGCGTGAACTTTTCTTGCGGCTTTAGTGATTTTTGAAAGCCAATCTTATTAATAATAACGCCGCGCGACTTCATCATAATGCATTGGCCCATGAACTGGTTATTCAAGCTATTCGTATCGCGTCGTTGCTTCATGGTTTTGTGGTCAACAGGATAAATGCCATTATTTGTGTCCACAGCTAAATCGAGCTTTGCCTTCCATATGATGCGCACTTCATCATCTTCATAAATCACATCTTGCAAAACATGTTCGGCAAAGATTGGAATCCATGAATCATTCTTGTAATATTCAAAATACTGGTCCATCGTATCCCATACGAGCTGTATATCGGATTCATCTGTATTATTCATTTCGTTGCTTATGTAATCTTTTCCAGCCTTGTAACCAGCTTCAATGGCTGCTACGCGAAGTGAGCCTGCGATGCGTGCTTTGTAATAATATTCCTGAATTGCGTGAACAAGCGAACCCATTTCGAGAGATGATGATTTACCGCCGATGCTAACAAGATTGTGGTTAAATCGAAAGTCTGTAAGTCTACTACAGCTCATAAGTGTTGATAGAGTTGTAGCATCTAAGATGATATTCTTTTTTGGAATTAGTATGTCAGTCATGATGCCACAACTGCAAGGAAATCTTTAATCAACTCAGCAATATTTTCTAATTCTTTGATTGATATATCTGTTAAAATATCCTTGTTATTTATTTTTAACCAAATACCACCGCGGTTAGTTGGTCCAATACTAAGTGGGCCAGATTTACGTATGCATTCTTCAAATTTTTCTTTGCGTTTCTCCGATAGAATAGCATATTCATCTAATTTACTCATCATTACTCCTATCGCAACTTTGTTAAGTCAAGCGCGCGAACCAATTCCTTGCATGTAACATCTTTGCATTCCTGAAAGCGCGTGCCCAAATGCGAGCCAAATGATATGCCGAGGTTATGCCAAGATTGCGCAAGAATCATGTAGTTGGCGCGCAGAAGATTATATTTCGTGCGTTCGTCTATACGCAATAGCATTTCATCTACTTCGCTGGCGGGTCGCGCGTTCATCTCATTTAGCACATATCACCTATGCTTAGCTGAATTAACGATTGATTCTGCCAATTCTTTCACAAGATTAACTTGCGTCCAATTCGGAGCAATTCCGTTGTTCATTGCGGCGTGAAATTGCGCGCGTTTCTTCTCCACAATTCCATGAAAATGGTCATCTATGCTGCCATCTGCTAGCATATATGTTCCGATTACTGCATTGCTTTGTTGACCGATTCTAATAAATCTTCCTTCTGCTTGTTCTTCATTTGCGGGATTCCATTGCCGTTCATGCATTATGCAATCTGCGCATGTTTGCAGGTTTAATCCTTCGCCGCTTGCTAGGGTGCTAGCAATCATTAAGCGATAATTAGGTGAGTTAAACTTTTCCTGCACTTCAAAGCGCGCTTCGCTGCTTAAATCCGCAGTTAATGATAATGGCTGTGGCAGGTTTTCACTTCTACAATGCTGCGATAGCTGGTCAAGCAATATCTGGCCCACATCTTTGTGATGCACAAATATTACAAGCTTGCGTTCCGTCTCTTCGAGGAATTCTTTTGTGAATTCAATGGTATTCGGAATCTTGGCTAATCCGGTTATGTGGCGCATGCGAGTAAGGCGCGCAAGTATTCCCTGTGACGACTCGAAAGAATCTTCTTCACCACCAATCACAGCATTATTCCAAAACTTCACAAAATCGGTTACTTCATTGCTGTATGCTTTGCTTGAATCCTCATCCATATCGCAATAGAATGCATTTCTTTGAATAGTTGGTAATTCACTCATTA